CATACAAGAGAAGTAATTGGTTCGGTGTAAGTTTGTCTTTTAATATCTTCTGGAATAGTTCTAACATAGTTTTTAATATTTTCTTTTAATTTTTTATAAGCTTCACAGACTTGAGGGTCACCAATATCTAATAAACCTTCTGTTTGTCTAATACTATGTATTACGCTTGCGTGGTGTTTATTTATATGTGCTCCTATGTATTGTAGGGTAAAACCTATTTTATTACACATGTAGCAAAAGATTTGTTTAAATATTACAAACTCTCTTCTTCTACAATCTTTTCCCAAGGATCTACGCCCTTTAAATTCAGGATACAACTGTCTCATTGTTCCTAATACTAATTTTTCAAGTATTTCTATAGTTTTAATCTGATGTGCTTCTTTCATTGCAACTATCTCATCTTCCCATTGTCTAACATTGACAACTACATCTGATTGATCACTGACTAATATATTAATATTTTTTTCATACTTTGATTCAAATTCAGTTTTAAACTGTTGAATCTCATTAGTCATCTCTAAAATATCTTCTTTGAACATACTGGTTTTTTTAAGGTTTACAAATATAAGAAAATAATTCTCTTATTATATTTTTTTATTGTTTTAATTTATATATATTTGCATCATGAATACTAAATTTATGAGCGTTGAAAATAAGCTAAATATATTAAAGGCTTATGATATTAAAAAATTTAAGGTTCCAACTAAAAACATTATTACTACTAAAAATATAGATCATGGCAAAAAAGAAAGCTAAAAAGACAATAGAGGAAATAGAAAAAACCCTTGGTGTAACTGTTAAACAACTTCAAGCACTAAAAGAACCTTATAGAGTTAAAGATGAAGAGGAAAGAGTTAAAATGAAAAAAGCTCAAGCTGATTTAAAAAACTCTGATGTATATCAAAAAAAGTCTTTTTATGTTCCAGATGAAGCTTTAGTAAATGTTCCTATATCAGGTGCTTTTAAAGTAGCAATTCAAGATACTTTAAACTTTATGATGTCACGTATGACTAAAGAGGAAACTATCCGTGGTTTAATGCATATTCAAAGTAACTTTGAAGGTTACAAGAAAAAAGAGGATGTTCAGCAATCAGACTTAGCTGTCTGGACACTGATGTCTCTAGTTTCTGAATTTAACTTCCAAGCTCAAGAGCAAGGAAAACTTTTAAATACTGACAAACTTATGAAAGATGAAGTTGCAGAATTTATAGAATCTGTAGAAACTGATCCAAACTTTAAAATAAGTGAGGAAGAAGTTATAAAAATAACTGAAAAGTATTCTGAAAAAATTCCAGGAGTAACTCAATTTAATCATATTGATCCTGAAATGGTTAAAGAAAAAGAAGAGGAAGAACAAGAAGAAGAAAAGAAAACTGATGAAGAATCAGACACTAACGAAGATTAATGCCTGAAAAATCACCTATTTCTATTAATTCTTGAATAACAAGATTTAATTCCTGTTTACTACAATCACCAAAAGATTTACAATATTCTGATCCATTTTTATTGAAACATAATCCTGCTTTCCTTTTGACTTGTAACTTCATTTCACTAAAGGTATATCCTATATTATTTGCTATTTCTCTTATCATAGCATGAACCTTTGCAATTTGAGCAGAAGTACCATCATCTGAAGATACACTTGCAAATATTTCTATTCTGGTATCTTCAGGCAATTCTTCTATCCACTTTTTATACAAAGTTCCTTTAGCTTTTATAGTGTGAACAAGTTCACCATCTTTCTTTTTTAATATGGAATGAAAATTTTGTTTCACTTTCTCTTTTTAATTCTTCTATCTATCCACTCACCTACTTGTGTTGCAAAATACATTCCTGCTGCGAAGCAGGCACCACATATTATAAATAGTCCTGCTAATTCAATTATTGGTATCATATAATCTGATTTTTATATTAAGGAGTTGTATGATTTTCTACAATTTTCCTTTCTATCTCCCTTAACCATTCAGGAGATATTGCATCAAAGAATTCATACATATCTGTATCATTATCTATATCTTTCCAGTCTTTATGCCACATTAATATTCTTTCTATTTCTATATGTGCACCAAATCCAGGATCATCATAGGTTTCTGGTACTTCAGGGATATAAATATATTCTATATCTAATTCCCACTCATCTGTTATTTTTTCTGACCATGTGTGTACTCTTGTTTGTTTTCCCATTTTTTTTCTCTTTTAATAATTTTTTTAAATATTCCGCGGGAGTTCCTTCCCATTGTTCATTCTTCATTTGAATGAATATGTTTTTCATTTTTCCCATATTTTTAATTTCTTATACTGCCCCACATTTCATCTACAAATTCAACTAGTTTCATTTGTTCTAAATGTACAGAATCTAATTCTGCACCTAAATACATTATTTCAGCTAAAAGACCATCAATTTGATCTTCATAAGTAGAACAATCTTTTTTATCCATTACTTCAACTAATTTTTCTTCTAACTCTAAATTATATTCATAAAGATTATGCCATCTTTCTTGTTCTATGTTTATTACTTCATTTTTACTGAATAAATGATCTTTGTGAACTCTTTTCATATTTATATTGATCACTAGTTGTATTAATATAATTACACCTAGTACTATTGTTATTTTTTTCATTTGTCTAAAGGATTAAAATATTTAACTTTTTCTTTATCAAAACTACTAAGCGCGGAGTTAACCCATTTAACATCTTGTGTATTCCTATAACATAATATATGGCAGGTAGCTGTCTCACTTGGATTAAGACGGAGTAAACGCCCTATTCTTTGTGCTGACTTTCTTTCATTACCATATGCATGCATAATAATACCTTGACGTAAGTTAGGTATAGTAACTCCTTCACTTAGTTGTAATACACAAGACAACTTATCTATTCTACCATCACTGAATAACTCTAAGTTATCTTCTGATGAAGTATTTTTAGAATGATAGCTGTGATTACACATTCTATCAGCTTGTGCTTGTGTATTAGCAAAGACAATACATTGATCACCAATATTTCTCATCAAACCTTTAGCATATGCTTCTTTGGTTGGATAATCCATCATGGATTTCATTCTCATAATAGAGAGGAATTGTCTTTGTTTTGGTGTTTGAGCATCTCCCAATGCCCCTGTATAGTACTGATAATCAGCTAATTCTGATGTATACCATGTTCTTCCATCTTTTGTAGACTTCTTAACTGTTTTCAGTTTAGATAATTCTAATTCATGTACTATTATTTGATAATCATTAAGTATATCACTGTCAGCTGCATCATCTACACTAAATGTATATTTAACAGGACAGTACTTGTTGACCATCTTTAATTTTTCTCCTGATTTAGGTGGTGTACCAGTTAAACCTAGTATTCTACCTTTAAATTCAGAAAGAAATTCTTCATGTGTTTCTAGTAAACTATGACACTCATCAAGATAAACTATATCAAAATCTTTTGGATTAAGTTTATTTAATGATAAGTATGTTGTGTATTGTATATGTCCATCTAATTGAACAAATAATTCCATTTTTACTAGCTCTAATTCCCAAGACTCTTTTACGGCCCATGTAGGAACTACAACTAAAACCCTTATAAATGGGTCATATAGTTTTGATAAATGGTTGATGGCAATTCTTGTTTTACCAACACCCATAGATATACCGAGCGTTGCTCTATTATTATTAATTGCTATGTTTAAAGCATCTTGTTGTACTTTATCTCTATTAGATATTTGTTTCACTTCCATTTAATTTAAACTTATGTCATTATCTTTTAATAGTTTATATAATGTGGAATTATAGCTTATTTGATCTATTTCTTCCATTCTTTTTCTCATTTCATCATATTGACTCTTGTTAATTTCTTCTATTTCCATTCCTTCTACACTATTTACTATTTCCATAAATGCTTGTGAATCAATCATTTGTGGATTTTGTGATATTATATGTGCAACTTCTAATAATTGCTCTGGTTTTAAATTGTTTGCTAAATATATTAATAATTCTATCATATTCTTTTAATTGAAAATCCTAATTCTTCTGCCTCTATTGGATTAAGTTCAATCCATGTGTGACAGCTTCTGCATACTGATAACCAGGTAGATACATCATTATGATATATACCTCTACCCTTTTTATGATGTACATCTGTTGATCTATGAGTGCATCTAGGAAGTGCAGCTTGACACATAGGATAGTCAGTAAGGAATACCCTCCTTAACTTACTATACTTTGCATCAAGCTTCTGCATCTTCTTAGATTTCTGTCTCATTTCACTAAATAAAAATTAGTTGGTAATAAATTGGTTCCAATAAATTTTAAGATCAGATCTTCATAAGTAATACCTAATTCTTTGAATGTCATTTTATTCTTATAATCAGGTAAATATTGAAATGGTGTTTCATATAACTCTCTACCAAGTTCTGACTTGGCAAATATACGAAAAATTGGTTGAACTTGTTTGTAAGAAATGTATTGTTTCCATTCATTGATGACATGTTGAGAGCGTTTCCAGACTTTGGTAATTCTTCTCTTCTTATCCCAATGCATTTTAGCAATCTCTGCTTGTTCATACATATTGAGTCCATGCAACACTCTTTTAAATAGAAAGTGTTGTCTTGGATTTAATTTAGTATAACACATAGTTCCATTATAACTACGTGCCACTGTTTGATACTCATCTAGTATTCCTAGATACTCATATCTGTCTTTACGGTGTGATAGCTTAAAACTATCTGCTTGTTTTTGTGTTAACATAAGGCAATAAATATATAAAGGTTAATAAAAAAATATAAAAAGTGTATAAAATAGAAAAGGGCAGCCGGTTCCGGATCTGCCCTTCTCAATGAACAATTTAATTGAAAAAAGATGCGAGGTAACAAAGTCCACATCTTTTCAAATCAAGTGTGATCAGTCAAAGTTGATCAGTCTTATAGTTCAAATGTTTCTTCTTCCATTTCAACTACTTCTTCAGCAGGTTCTTCTATAACCTCCTCTTTTTTCTCTTTCTTTTTAGACTTAACTTTGACTTCTTCTGGAATTTCAATTCCTCCAAAACCTTCTCCGTCACTGTTTGCTTCCTTAATGGCATGACCATTAGTGTGAGCAATAAGAATGTCTTGTTCAAATTCATCCATTGAATAGAAAGTTTTTCTATAGATTGGTTCACCATGTGAAACACAAACTATACCTGTATCTCCAGCTATCTTAAGATCTCTATCAGGATCAGAAGCACTAAATGGTTCAGTTTGTTCTTTAATAACTATTTGACCTGGTAATTCAGTCTTATTATTTAGATCTAATGATTGTAGATCTTCTACCTTACCGTGTATTAAGGTACTAAGTTGAGATTTTCTCACCCAACCTTGTGTATTAAATGCAACTTTATTTTGCACTAATCTAACGCATCCAAATTCAGGATTATTGTTAGAAACTCTAATTATGCTACCTTGTGCATCCGGCACAATAGTAACATTGCCATTACTTGTTTTTGACATGTTTAAAAAATTAATTGGTTAATAAATAAGTTTGTTAAAAATTAGACATCATCACGATGATAGTACTCATCATTAATGATTTCATCTTTAGATATTTCATCTATTCCAGGTTCATACTCTTCAGGAACTTCAATTATTTCTTCTTTTTCCTTAGTAGTCTTGCCCAAAGCAGACTTATAAAATGGATTTCTTACATTAGAGCTATACTCATTACCTAATCCATTCAAATCCTTTAGTTCTTCATCTGTTAAATCCAGATATTGATCTAAGCTCATCTCTATTATACGTCCGTTAGGTAATTGGTAAATCATATGCAAATATATACTATTTACATGTAGAAATAACCTAACATCTATCTGTTATTATAAATAAATAAGAGTAGTATAGCTATCATAATAAAATTATTTTTCTATCCACTCTTTTTATGTATCCTTTTTCTTTTAATTCTCTGATTTTTCTGTCAACAGTCCTTGGATGGACATCACATAGATCAGCTAATGTATTTATAGAAGGGAAACATGTTCTGTTTTTATTGGCATATGTACATAACAATGCATATATACCCTTTGCTTGCAAAGATAATTCAGGATCACTTAATATATTTTGGTATACTATTCCAAACTTTCTGTGTTTTTCCATATCTCTGGTAATTTAGATTTACTTAGCTTAAGGGTTTTAACATTCATTTCATATGGAACAAGGTTACCATCCTTACCAATTAAGAATGCTTCAACTTTCATTTCATAATAAAATGGATCAAATTCATCCTTATAGTCTGAGCTATCAATAACTCTACCAAATAAGCAACCATCAACCATTAAACCAGCATCAATCATACGATCCATTTCAAATTTATCTTTCACTTCCCATGTTTCTGGTTTCCATTTTACTATATCTCTTCTTTTTAATGCCTTATAGTTAGGTGTACAGATCATATATAATATCATATCCATGTCTGATTCATTTAACATATGTTTAAGTGCACTAATTATTGTGTTTATATTCTTTATATCCTTGTTAAATATAGGATTAAGTACTTTATCTATTATTTTCTGTTTTATTATTTTATCTAGCATGCCATTATTATTATTGATATTGTCATTAATATTACATAAACAATGATTGCATCTAAGCAACCATATCTTTTACCGTTTCTTTGTCTCATGTTATTTTATTTTAGTACACCCACTAGGACTTGAACCTAGAACCTACAGCTTAGAAGGCTGTCGCTCTATCCAATTGAGCTATGAGTGCATAAGAGATTAAGGAAGGACAGTAGCTATAGTGCCCTTCCGTAATCAACCACTCAAACAAACAGTAACCACACTGTTAATTGTATTTAGTACTATGGTACTGTTAGTACGTCACTGATGACGTAAAAACAATGATTGTAGTAAATAAGTGTAGTAGTTGTTTGAGTTGATGTCAGTTAACTATTAGGAAATATCAATAGATGCCTTAATAATCTTTGATATCTTCAACCCCAATAGTTAATTGACAACACTCTTTCTGAATCATACCCCATGGATTAGAAAGATTTATCTATTCTTGTAGTTACAGAAGTACTCTGTTAATGTATATTGTTGTAATATCCACATCAATACCCATATTAATAGTCCGAGTTTAGACTCAAATAATGTCATTACAGTGTAATCACTGACTAATGCAACAGGAAAGAATACAATACACATAGTAACAAATGTTGTTAATGCAGGTATTGCAAAGTATAATACGATTGAAACTGGGTTCAAGCTTTTAAATAATCTTTTCATTTTAAATAAGTGTTAGTTAATAATTAGTTTAAGTACGATTTGAACAGTTTACTCTGTTAGTTTAATTGAGCAGTTTTGTATCATACTCAGGATCTCCATAGCACCTTTCACTCTGTCAATATGCTAGAAGCCAGTTTCCCAGCTATCTTTATCTTTATATAGTTCATCTATTAGTTCCTCACTAATAGTATTGTCTTGTGGATTATCTATAATCATATCATTTAATTTTAATTACTGAATTAACGGTTACTATGTCTCTTATCCTATAGAGAGAGAACAATAACCTATACTCTTGGTAATATGAGTCATCACTTGAGTTATTACTCTAATGATAGCTATATTTATTATTATGCTGTTTAACTACTGATGATGTGGTAACAAGTGGTAAATAGTGGTAGTATTGACCTCCTATTCACACAGACACGCACATTTTATTTAATTTAATCCAACTTAATTAACAATTCTTAGTGTTCTTAACCTGATTGGTAATTATATGTGGATGTTGTAACCAATTGCACCGGAAACATGCCCAGTGCAATTAATTACAAAGAGAATCCGTAGATTCTCTGTGGATTATTCAGGCTGTGCCCAGAACATCCCAGTGGGTTTACCCATACCAGTATCAGGATCTTTTTCTAAAGATCTTACTGGTACATCAGAAAGAACAATACCTGGTATTAGATCATTCTGTCTTAGACCGTGACCCTCTGGGCTAATAGTCTGACCATTATCATCCGTTAATAATAGAAGACCAAAGACTTGTTCTTTTTGAACACGTACTTTCTTCTTCAGTTTTCCTACCTGAACTTCTTTGAATTCAGAAGGAGACGTTTTTACTATGATAGTATTCTTTACTATCTTGTGAAAGAAAAGCTTTTTCATATGTGACAAAGTTTTAAATTAAAATTACCCTTTTTACAGGGGGTGGCTACCTGCCAAAATTAAACTGGGGAGCAGAAATATAGAACCTCATGAGAACGTTAAACATATAATTCTTGCATTACCGGATTCATTTTTGTATATTAAGTATATATCCTTTAAAGAAAGGAAACAGACAAATAAAGTAATATTAACTTAAAAATTTAGAAAAATGCCTGGATTAAAACACGGAAAAGGACGTTACTCAAAATACTATAATAAAGGTGGACAAGCTGTCCCTGGAATGTATAAAAGAGGGGGGTCCCTTCCTAAAGCCCAATCATTGGGGGAATTAAAAGATATGGCGGAAGACGAAGGTTATGACGTTGACGCTGGTGTTAGTAACTATATGCAAACTGGTGATCTCACTTCAGCTGTTGAAACAGCAGGTGGAGACGCAGATGATGCTGCTATGATAGACCAAGGTGCACAGGACATGTATGGCGTAGACCTTACTCCTGAGCAAAACCCTGGAACAAGCGCAATGACAATAGGTCATGCAGATTATGGTAGTAGTGCACCTCAACATGAACAAGCACATGTAGCACAAGCACCCACACCTTATGCTCAACCTGGTTTTAACTATATGACACCTACACCTGGAGGTACAGAAGATACCACTAGAATTGGTGATAGATTTATGCGTAGAGCGGCAAGAAAAGAAGGTCGTAATCTAATGAGAGAAATGAGACAAGAGAGAAGACGTGATAGAAGAGAGGAAAGACAAGCACGTAAAGCGGATAGAAGACAGAATAGAATAGATGCTAGACAAGAGCGTAGAGATGCTAGACATGATGCTAGAATGGATAGAAGAACTAATAGACAGGAGAAAAAGATGGGTAGAATAGATGCTAGATCAGAAAGGCAAGAAGCTAGACAACAAAGAAGAGCTGATAGACAGTTCAACAGAAGGTCTAGAAGAGACGCTAGAAGATAAGTAGTATTAACCCTTAATGTATTTTGCACATGCCAGAAGAACGTAATGAAGAAGAGACTGAGATGTCTTTATCCGAAAAACTTCAATATGAAGAATATTTAGTCAATGAGGCTTTCAATAACTCATTTTTGGTGATCACCAAGAGGGATAATTTTGAGAATCTTTTGGCATCTGCAAGTACTAAGGAAAGAGCAATAATGGCACATAACCCTACAGAAGAACCAGATGTAGAGACATTAGAAAATATGATGTACTACTTTGAAGATCTTGAAGAGTATGAAAAATGTGCTGAAATTAAAAAGATATTAGATGTACACTTACAAAGCTAAATTAGATAGAATCATAGATGGAGATACAGTGGATGCTGTTATTGATCTAGGATTTGACGTATCAGTTCATAAGAGAATAAGGTTAGCTGGCATTGATACTCCAGAATCTAGAACTCGTGATCTAGAAGAAAAAGAACGTGGTTTAGCGTCTAAGGCTAGATTAGTGGAAATGTTAGAAGGAGGTGAGTTTGTCCTTGAAAGTAAAGAGGTGGGCAAATATGGTAGAGTATTAGGTACATTATTCGTAGATGATAAAAATATAAACCAAACCCTTGTAGAAGAAGGGTATGCCGTAGAATATCATGGCGGTAAAAAGAAATAATCCCTTAAACTTTTTTTATTTAAACTTTTTTTATATATATTTGCCTAGTTATTAATTTTAAAACTTATTAAAATGGCAAATGAAGAAAAATCAGCGGTTGAGTTATCAAAAGAAGAACTTGATCAAAGAAGACGTGAAATAAAGTCTTATTATGAAGAGAATATTCCTTCTCTTAAAGTACAATTAGAATATGAAGAACTATTAAGAGACATTGAAAAGTCTCGTGCAGAAAGGTTACGTGCTCAAATGTTTGTAGCACAAACTATGGCACAAGCTCCAAAAGATGATGATGATGTACCTGGTGCACCTCAAGCTGGAGAAGTGGTGAATCTTAAAGGTGCTGAAGATGCAAGAGCAGCAGGTAAAGCAAAAGCTCAGGCAATAAAAGCTCAAATGGCAGCTCAAGCTCAAGATTCTATTAAAGATAGTAAAAGAACTTTAAAGCGTGCTAAGTAATGAGATATACTAGAGATCAAATAGAAGAGACCATGAGACAAATGGATTATAAGTACTTCACAGGTGGAGACCTTAATCTTAATATAATTGGGATCAGGAACTCTTTAACAAAAAGTAAGGTCACTAACAAGTTTGATGATAAGATGACATTGTCTTATAAAGAAGACGGTATATGGAAGTTCCATATGTTTGATTGTACAACAGATCCTGGAACTCATTGGGTTGAAAACATAATGAGAGAGGAAGGTGTTGCTATACTCAAACCAGGTCAATATAGGTCTAGTCATAAAATCAGAAAGCATCAAGGTAGATATGAAGCTCTTGGGCAGCAAAACCCTGTAACAGTTTATAGAGATAATAATAGAGATCATAATTATGATCTAGATGAAACTAAAACTGAAACAGGACTTTTTGGTATTAACATTCACAGGGCAACTAAATATGCTGGTAAAAAATCTACACAAATAGATAAATGGTCAGCAGGTTGTCAAGTGATAGCTTCTAATGATGATTGGAAATTATTTATGAATATATGCAGAAGAGCTAGAGATGCATGGAATAATAATTTTACTTATACATTATTAGACAGTAATCAAATTGTTACTTCATGGCTATAGTTAATAAAGTAGATAAGAAGGTAAGAACAAGTAAGGATCAGGTTATAAAATATCAGATCCTTACTTATTGCTTTTTAAATAACCTTCAAATTAGTTTATCTGATTTGAATTGCTTATTACATCTAGCTAAATTTGAGTCTATTGAATTAACTGAATTTTGTAAATTAATATCAGAAACTGGTATATTTAAAAGTTCACAATCATGCAGAAATGCATTATCAAAAGCTGAAAAGAAAGGATTACTTGTTAAAGAAGGAAAGAATAAAAAGAGTATTAGTTTGAATCCAAAGATGAATATTCAAACTGAAGGTAATATATTATTAGATTTTAAAATTCTAGGAGTTGAGACCAAAGAGGCATAAAGAATTCTATGAGGAAGTAGCAAAAGAAACTGAAGTGCACAAAGATGTTGTACAGGATTTTGTTGACTTCTTTTATGGAAAGGTTAGAAAAAGTCTTTCTGAACTAAAAGCTTCAAAAATTAATATCCCTAATCTAGGAACATTTACAATTAGGAAATATAAACTAGAGAAGGCAATAAAAAGAAATAAAGATATTTTAGGTAATCTAGAAAAAATGACCTATAAAGGGTATGAAAAATATGTACCTGTTAAAAAGAAGTTAGAAGAGATGGAGAAAGCTTTAGACACATTAAATAAAAATATAGAAAATAAAAAAAAGTTTAAAGATGAAAATAAATAAAATATTAGCAGCATTTGGTAATTTAGGTCAAATTGCTGAAGGTATAAAGAATAATATTTTTAAGCAGGATGATATTGAACAGATTGCTAAAATGAGATGGGCAGAATGTAAGATTTGCCCTTTATTGGATAGAGAAGGTAAATCATGTGCGGGGGGAGTTTCACAGAAACCGTGTTGTTCTGATTGTGGATGCGGTTTAAAATATAAACTTAGAGCTTTATCTTCTGCATGTCCTAAAGGTAGATGGGGTAAGGTTATGGATAGAAAGCTTGAAAAAAAATTAATAATGCAGATAGATCAACAAAATAAAGTTGAATATGATAAAAAGGTGAAAGCATTAAAGGAAAAAAATGCAGAATTTTTAAAAGAACAAAAAAATAGAAAAGATAATTATGGCAGTAATATTTAAAGAAGAAGGTCACATATATGAAAGTTTAAATGATGATCTTACTACAGATAACATTAAGTGGACCAGCGTTACATCTTTTGTAGGACTATTTAAACCTAAGTTTGACGCAGAAGGACAAGCTAAAAAATCATGTAAAAATAAAAGGTCTAAATGGTATGGTATGACACCAAAAGAAATTTTAGATGCTTGGAATGGTGAATCTGAAAGAGCTATTGAATTAGGAAATTGGTATCACAATCAAAGAGAAGAAAATCTTTGTGAGTTTTCTACAATTGAAAGAGAAGGTGTAGAGGTTCCTATCATTAGACCTATAATAGATAAAAGTGGTACAAAAATTGCACCAGATCAAAAGTTATCTGATGGAGTATATCCAGAGCATTTTGTTTATCTTAAATCTTTAGGTATATGTGGACAAGCAGATCTTGTAACAATAGTTAATAATAAAATTAATATTATTGATTATAAAACCAATAAGGAGATAAAAGAAAAAGGATTTAAAAATTGGGAGGGTATTACTTCTAAAATGTATAATCCTGTTAGTCATTTAGATGATTGTAATTTAAAACATTATAACTTGCAATTAAGTTTATATGCTTATATTATTAAGAAGCATAATCCTAAACTTAAAATAGGTGATTTACAAATACAACATGTCACCTTTGAAAAAAAAGGTGAAAATAAATTTGGGTATCCTATAACAGAATATAATGATCAAGGAGAACCTGTAATAAAAGATATTAAGATATATAATTTACCATATCTTAAAAGTGAAGTACAAAGTATAATAAAATGGTTAAAAGATAATCCGCAATGTTAGTAAAATTATTTGATATACAAAACAATAAAGTAGTGCCAACAGAGCATTGCTATACATTAAAGTCATTAAAAACTATTATGGAAAAATATCCAGATACATACTTATCTGTATATCAATACATATTTTATATGACATGTCCAGACCCAGATTTAAATCCATTCTTTAATATGCCAGAGCATGAAAAAGAAGATATTATAATAGAAGAAATTGGATTAGAAGAGTCTCCAGAAGATGGACCTATAAGACATGCTTTAGATACATGTAAGGAACTATATCAAACTCCTACATATAGAGCATATAAAGGGATTAAAACTATGTTAGATAGATTAGCTAGATATATGGAAACTACATCTATTGAACATGGTAGAGATGGAAATTTAACTTCATTAGTTAATACTGCTGCAAAGTTTGATCAGATTAGACAATCTTTTAAAGGAGCATATAATGATATGAAGGATGAACAAAAAAGTTCTGTTCGTGGTGGACAAGGACTTGCTTATGATCAAATGTAATAACTTAAAATTAATTAAAATGGCAGAAATAAGACCTGTAGGAGATAGAATCCTAGTAAAACAACATAAACCAGAAACAACTTATGGTAATACTGGAATATATATACCTGATTCACATAAAGAAAAAGATGATAGCGGTACAGTAGTAGCAATAGGTGAAGATGTAAAAGGAATACATGAGGGTGAAGTAGTATTGTTTAATCAATTCATTCAACCCGTAAAAGTAAATCATATGGATGAGGATCATATATTACTTAGACAACAAGATATATGGGCAATAAGGGATGTATAAAAAAATTCCTACATATAAAGATGGCAAATGGGACTATACTGAATTTGAAAAAATAGAAGATTTTAAACAGTTCTTAACAACGTTGTTTAAAGAACCAGGTCAGTATAATTTTGATGAAACAGCATTGTTGTTTAATGAGCAAGCTGTAATATTTAATAAGAATGGTTTTTATTGTGATAAACCATTCAGATCTAAAGATTATATTAAATATTGGAATTTAGAAAAAGAAAAATGTAGAGAAGGAGTTATATATGTAGGTAAGAAAACTAATTGGTATTTAACTAGAGACTACTATATGTGGTTAAACTTTTTACCAATTTTTGATAAAGAGGAAAAAAGATATGGATTTGCAAAAGTTAGGGATGCACAATATCACATGGCTTTATATGAAGTATTAGCAGAAGTACATCACAAGCATGTAGCTATTCTTAAAAAAAGACAGATAGCATCTTCTTATTTTCATATGGGTAAGATCATAAATCAATTTTGGTTTGAAGAAGGATCTATATGTAAAATAGGAGCATCACTTAAAGACTATATAAATGATAAAGGCTCATGGAAGTTTTTAGATGAATATAAAACATTTCTTAATGAACATACTGCATGGTATAGACCTTGTACTCCAGAAAAGGTGTTATTATGGGAACAGAAGATTGAGGTTAGAATAAATAATAGAAAGACTAATAAAGGTCTTATGTCTAAAATACAAGGTGCTTCTTTTGAGAAAAATCCAACAACCGGTGTTGGTGGACCTTGTACTTATTTCTTTCATGAAGAAGCTGGTATTGCTCCAAAGATGGATCAAACATATGAGTATATTAGACCTGCAATGACATCTGGTATGATGACTACAGGTATGTTTATTGCTGCAGGATCAGTGGGTGATCTTGATCAATGCAATCCGTTAAAAGAATTTATATTAAATCCTCAAGCAAATGATGTTTATGCCGTAGAAACTGATTTAATGGATGACAAAGGTGGTATAGGTATTGCTGGATTATTTATACCAGAGCAATGGTCCATGCCTCCATATATAGATAAGTATGGAAATTCATTAATAGATCAAGCATTAGAATCAATAATTCAAGAAAGAAAAGATTGGAAAAAAGCTTTAGCACCTGAACAATATCAGTTGCGTATATCTCAGAAACCTATCAATATTGCAGAAGCTTTTGCATATAGAAAAGAAGCAATATTTCCACAAGGGATATTAGCAAAACAAATAAAAAAAATAGAAGACAAAGAGTATGCATATGAGTTTATAAAATTAGAAAGAGATCAAGATGGAATACAGGCTAAGAAAACAAACAAACTTCCTATATCAACATTTCCTGTAAAGAAAAAAATGGAAGATAAAACAGGTGCATTAGTAGTATGGGAAAGACCTGTAAAAAATCCTAAATTCATGATGTACTATGCATCTATTGACCCTGTATCAGAAGGTAAAACAACAACATCAGATTCTTTATGTAGTATATTTGTTTATAAGAATCCTGTAGAAGTTACAAGACAAACTCCTGATGGACCAGAAACATTCATAGAAAAAGATAAAATAGTTGCTTCATGGTGTGGAAGATATGATGATATAAATAAAACACATGAACAATTAGAACTAATTATAGAATGGTATAGAGCATGGACAATTGTAGAGAATAATATATCATTATTTATTCAACACATGATTGCTAAAAGAAAACAAAAATATCTTGTACCTAAACAACAGGTTTTATTCTTAAAAGATCTTGGATCTAATGCAAATGTATTTCAAGAATATGGTTGGAAGAATACAGGGGTTTTATTTAAAAATCATCTTATATCATATGCAATTGAATGGATAAGGGAAGCAATAGATGAAGATCTAGATAAGAACGGAGAAGTGATAGGACAGACTCTTGGAGTGGAAAGAATTCCTGATAAAATGCTACTCACAGAAATGATGCACTACTATCCAGGACTCAATGTGGATAGACTTGTAGCTTTTTCTGCATTAGTTGCATTTGCTAAGGTTCAACAATCTAATAGGGGTTATTTAAAGACCAAAGAGAAGGATAAGTCAGCAGATAGCTTGGAAAAGTCTAAAAATTTGTATAAATTATCTAGTAACCCTTTTAAAAATTTAGGTAGAAGTAAAAGAGCTGTAAGGAGTAAAAAATTTAAAAAATCACCCTTTAAAAATATAAAATGAAAAAATATTGGACATCATCAACAATAGGATCACTACCGTCATGGACATCATCTGCAACATGGGAAAATCTAGTTTTGACTTATAAAATAAAAAAGTAATTATATGAAAGTACTTAATGCTTTACAATTAAAAAAAGGAGCTAAAGCTGATACTAATGGTTATCCAAATGGATTAAGCCTTACTCAGCCAATACAATTTCTTCCAATGAAAAAAAAGGATGAGAATTGGGCAGCTTGGAATATAGATTGGTTAGAAACTCAAGGCATGCAGTACTTGAGAAAAAATGCTAGAAAGCTTCTTAAGAATTATAAGTTAGCAAAAGGTATTATTGATAAAACAGATTATGTAATTGAAGAGGATAATGAGTATAAAGAATTAATGGATGTTTTAACTGAAGAAGATGAATCAGCATTAGAACTTAAATTTTATCCAATTGTACCTAATGTAGTTAATGTACTTACAGGTGAATTCTCTAAAAGATTTGCAAGAGTTCAATTTAGAGCTGTTGATGATCTATCATATAATGAAATGATGGAATCTAAAAGATCAATGATTGAAGAACATTTACTAGCTGATGCGCATTTAAAAGTTCAATCACAAATGTTAGAAATGGGCGTAAGCTTAGAAGATGAGGAAGCACAGCAAAAGCTAGCACCAGACACATTAAAATCTCTTCCAGAAATAGAAGAGTTCTTTACAAAAGATTATAGAAGTTTAGTGGAAGAATGGGCAACTCACCAAATGAAAGTGGATGAGGAAAGATTTAAGATGCAAGAACTTGAAGAAAGAGCTTTTCAAGACATGCTTATTTGTGATAGAGAGTTTTGGCATTTTAAAATGATGGAAGATGATTATGAAGTGGAATTATGGAATCCTGTTTTAACATTCTATCATAAGTCTCCAGATTCAAGATACATATCTGATTCAAATTATGTAGGTAAATGTGAAATGATGACAGCTGCTGATGTTATAGACAGCTTTGGTTATTTAATGAATGAAAAAGAATTAAGATCATTACAGGAAATACATCCTGCTAGATCTGCAAGATATCAATTAACAGGATATCAAAATGACGGAAACTTTTATGATCCTACAAAATCTCATAAGTGGAATACAAATTCTCCATCTTTAGGATATAGACAGTTTATGAGTAATTGGAATTCTTCAGGTCAAGGATCAGATATAGTAAATTGGATACTTAGTGAGGGAGAGGATGGTGCAATGTGGGGAGATGAGACTATGATGAGGGTTACTACAACCTACTGGAAGACTCAAAGAAAGATTGGACATCTTACGCGAGTTATGGCAGATGGAGAAGTAGAACAACAAATAGTGGATGAAACTTTTAAAACTACAGAAACTCCTATTTACAACACAAATCTATTTAAACAAAAAACAAAAAATAATTTAGTTGAAGGAGAACATGTTGATTGGATATGGATTAATGAAGTATGGGGAGGTGTTAAGATAGGTCCAAATTTACCAACTAATTGGAGAAGTGAAGTAGATGAAAATAATATAAGTCCTATTTATTTAGGAATAAATAAGAAAAGACCGGGAAGAGTTGAATTCCAGTTTAAAGGTGATAATAATCTATATGGTTGTAAATTACCAGTAGAAGGAAGAGTCTTTTCTGATAGAAATACAAGATCAACATCTTTAGTTGATTTAATGAAAGCTTATCAAGTTGGTTATAATATGGTTAATAATCAAATAGCTGATATACTTGTAGATGAACTTGGTACTGTTATTATGTTTGATCAGAATGCATTACCACGTCACTCAATGGGAGAAGACTGGGGTAAGAATAATATGGCTAAAGCATATGTAGCAATGAAGGACTTTGGTATGTTACCATTAGATACTTCTATAACTAATACAGAAAATGCTACAAACTTTAACCATTATCAAACATTAAATCTAGAACAAACAAATAGAATAATGTCTAGAATACAATTAGCTAATCATTTCAAACAACAAGCATTTGATGCTATTGGTGTTAATCCTCAAAGGATGGGACAAGAGGTTGCTAGACAAACTGCCACTGGAGTACAGCAAGCAGTACAAGCTTCATATTCACAAACTGAAATGTATTTTATACAACATTCAGATAACCTTATGCCTAGAGTACATCAAATGAGAACTGATCTTTCTCAGTATTATCATAGTACAAAACCTAGTGTAAGGTTAAATTATGTATCTAGTGAAGCAGAAAAAGTAAACTTTACTATTAATGGTACTGAATTAATGATGCGAGATTTCAATATATTTTGCACAACTAAAACTAATCATAGATCTATTCTTGAGCAACTTAAACAATTAGCAATGACTAATAACACAAGTGGAGCAAGTATATTTGATCTTGGAAGTATTATTAAATCTGATTCAATTGCAGAAGTTTCTAATATCTTAAAAGGTGCAGAACAGAAACAAGATTCACAAAGACAGCAAGAAATGCAACAACAGCAACAAATGCAAGAACAACAATTACAAGCTCAAGAAAAAGAAAAAGCAGCTGAACGTGAATTCCAAAAAGCAGAGAATGAAGCAGAACGTAAAAAAGATCTTATGGTTGCAGAAATTAGAGCTGCTGGTTATGGAGCACAAACAGATATTAACCAAAATGAGCAAAGTGATTTTAAAGATGCAATGAAAGATATGCAGCAAAGAGATGAGTATAGAGAACAAATGAGTTTTAAAAGAGAAGAGTCAGCTAGAAACGCTGGTGTGCAAGAATCTAAAATGGATATAGAAAGAGAAAGATTAACTACTCAAAGAGATATAGCTAATACTAATTTACAAATTGCAAGAGAGAATAAAAACAAGTATGATGTAGCAGCAAAAAAGGAAGATAAAAAAGATAAAGGGAAGGAAAAGAAGTGATAGCTATATACTAGGAAAAATTTTTAATTAAACTAAAATTTTTAAGGTTTAATATAAAAATATTAATTATATTATATATGTATAACAACTAAAACCAAATTGATTATGGCTGAAGAAACTAAAACCGTAGAAAAAACCAATGTTGAAAAAGTAGATGTCAACATTGATGAAATTTTTGGAGCAGCACCAGGTGCTGATTCAATAACTCTTCCAGATGAGGAAGAAAAGAAACCAAGTATATTTAGTAGAAAAGAAGATTTAGATATGTCTTTTGTAGAAACTAAAGCAGAAGAACCAGCAGCAGAGACTAAAGTAGAAGAAACTAAAGAAACTGTAGAAACTAAAACACCAACTGATACAAAGCCTAAAGAAAAGGTTGATGTTGAAGAAGTATTAGGTTTAACTGAAGAAACTGAAGAAGAGGAACCAGAACAAAAGAAAAGAGGAAGGAAACCAATAACAGGAGTAGGAGATGTTTTTAAAAAACTAATTGAGGATGAGAAACTTTTAGCTTTTGATGATGGTAAAGAAATAGAGGATTACACAGCAAAAGATTGGCAAGAATTAATTCAAGCTAATTTAGATGAAAGAGCAAGAGCTGTAAGGAATGAAACACCAAAGCAGTTTTTTAAAAGTTTGCCACAAGAACTTCAAGTAGCAGCAAAATATGTTGCAGATGGAGGGCAAGATCTTAAAGGATTATTTGGAGCTTTATCTCATGTAGAAGAAGTGAGAGAATTAAATCCTAAAAAACAAAGTGATCAAGAACGTATTGTAAGAGATTTCTTGGGTGCTACTGGATTTGGAACTAAAGAAGAGATAGAAGAAGAAATAGATATTTGGAAAGACTTAGGGAAACTTGAAAAACAAGCAAATAAGTTTAAACCAAAATTAGATAAGATGCAAGAGAAAGTTGTTGCACGAAGATTGCAAGAACAGGAGATGAGAAGAAAGAAACAAGAGAACGCATCTAAAGCATACATGCAAAATGTATATACTACATTGAAAGATGGTAGAATAGGTAATACAAGGATTGATAGAAAAACTCAATCATTATTATATAACGGATTAGTAAATCCAGCATATCCATCAATTAATGGTAAGAATACAAACTTGCTAGGGCATTTGTTAGAGAAATATCAGTTTGTAGAGCCAAACTACCCTTTAATAACAGAAGCATTATGGCTGTTAGCTGATCCAAAAGGATATAAGTCACAGTTAAGAAAGCAAGGACAAAATAAGGCTGTTGCAGATACAGTAAGGAAATTAAAGTCTGCACAGGCTAGCAAAGGAGGAGCAAGAACTTTAGAAGGTACAAGTAAACAACCTGTAAAGAAAAGCAGAAAGCTTCCAAGAAAAGGAAATAATATTTTTAAAAGGATGTAAAAATTTTATATATAGTAATTAATTAATGTTTAACAAATAAAAAAAGAATTCAATTATGGCAACACCAGTTTTAAATAATGGGATTTTCCTACGTGATACAAACTACAAAGCTAGTTCACATGTTGATTCTTACCATCTAACAGCAATGTTAGGAGCAGCTGAACCTATGGATATGGGTCCAGTTGATTTATGGGCTATGACACAAAAGGTAGAAATGCCTTTGTATCAATTAGCATCATTCGGTGGTCAGAATACAATTATGGTGGATAACGCTCGTGGTGAGTACAAGTGGCAAACCCCTATTGCACAAGATTTACCTTATTGTTTAGGTAAAATTGACGCCCTTGATGATACAACTAGAGGGATAGATGGTCAACCGTTTAAAATCTTATTAAGTAAGAGAACGTTTGGACATGGAGATATTATTACTTATGATAAGTATAATGGTAAAGAACTTTACGTTACTGCTGATGATATTTTACCATCAGGTGACGGATTTGTTTATACCGTACAACTTGTTAATAGTGACAATACAGCTGCATTAGCAGAAAAGTACTTAGCTTCAGGAACTAAATTCTTTAGAAAAGGTTCTGCAAGAGGAGAGTACGGAGAAAGATTTTCAGATCTAGAAACAGGAACAGGATTCAGAGAGTTCTACAACTTTGTAGGAGGAGCTGAAGCACACGTTCATTATTCTATTTCTTCAAGAGCAGACTTAATGCTTAAAGGAGGAATGAATGCTGACGGTTCTATTCCAGTTACAGAAATCTGGAGAACTTTTGATCAAGATGTTAATCCTTCTGTATCTTCACTAGAAAGCATGGTTGAGATCATGGGTAAAGATTATGTAAAGAGAGCTTTTGATGACGGAAGACTTTCTAGAACTTTCCTTACTAACCTAGAAGCAGCACACTTAAATAAAATTGCTGCAGATATAGAGAACTACTTAATGTGGGGACACGGAGGTAGAGTAAAACAAGATGGACCAGATGATATCAGAATGTCTGTTGGTCTTTGGAAGCAATTAGATAACTCTTACAAGAGAATCTATAACAAGTCTTCTTTCAGTTTAGATATGTTCAAAACTGAACTTTACAACTTCTATCAAGGTAAGGTTGAACTAGAAGGACCAGATCCGCAAAGAACATTAATTGTTCAAACGGGTATTGGTGGTATGAAACTTGTTAATGATGCTATTGCAGCAGAAGCAGCAGGTTTAGGTCAACAATATGTTATTAATGCTGATGCAAAAGGTATGGTTACTGGATCAGGTATGGACTTAGGATTTGGATATGCATTCACATCTTATGTAATACCTTTCTTAGCAAACGTAAGATTTGTATTAAATCCAGCATTTGATAACTTACATACTAATGATATTGAGAATCCACTTATTGACGGAAGACCTTTAAGCTCTTATAGCTTTATTATCTTTGACGTTACTGAGTCTGGAAATGACAACATTCACTTGTTGAAACTTTCATGGGATAATCAACTAAAATGGTTCTACCAAAATGGTACTATGGACTACATGGGTAGAACACAAGGATTTGCTTCATCCGGGCAGTTTAATGGATATAGAGTTTATATGACTCAAACCATGCCAGCTGTATGGGTTAAGGATCCTACTAAAGTCCTTAAAATAGTAATGAAGAATCCAGTTACTGGAGGATCATTCTAATATTTATTTTGATTGGAGAGGGGTCTTAGGATCCCTCTTTAATCTTTGTTTAACATTAAAACCTATATAAAATGGCAAAGAAAAAAACTAATAAAAAAACTAATACTAAAATGGAAGAAATTATAGAACCAGCTGTAATTGAAAAAACAGAAACAATTGCAGAACCAATTAAAGACATAACCATGATTGAAAAATATCAATCAGGTAAAAATCAATCAATTGCTGTAAGAGTATTTTTTGACGGAGATTCAGAAAATATGGGATTAGAAAACTATGGAATGACACTTTTTGAAGGAGTTGTTCATGAAGAAGAGTTATCATGTCTTGAGATAAACGGAATTAAAAGATATGTTACAGGTCTTAATGAATTTGCACCTAATGTAAAAAGACTTCCTAAAGAAGAAAGAGAAGCAAAGATAAAAGAAATAAGACAAGCAGTTGCACAGTTAGAAGCAGATTTAGCTGCTAATATGATTGATCCAGAGGATCCACAGTTTTGGAATAAAGTAAAATTATTAAGACATGATAATTATGATTTTTGGAGTAAGATTAGTATTAGAATAGGTAATGAGCCTTTATATCTTGATCCATCAACAGATCCTTATGACTTAATTAAATTATACGCAATTGAAGCAGGAGGATTTTCAATAGTAGCTCCTAGCTTAAGAGCTGCTAAAAGTAACGGTCATAAATTCTATTTAGATAAATTAGAAGACACTGTAAGTGCTAGAACAGAAATATCTAAATTAAGAAATAGAGCATTAGCTTTATTATCATCAATGTATGATAGTAATAATAGAAAATTATTTTATGTTGCTAAAGTTGTAGATGGTAATAGTTCACAGTATAATAACTCTGTAGCTAATGATGTAATTTATGAAAATATGGATAATTTCATTCATGGTCATGGTGCGGATAATAACAAAAGAAGATCTGCTCAAAAGTTTTTAGATACTGCCAGAATGGAAATGGAAGAATTAAAAATAAGATCAGCAATTAAAGATGCTGTTTATTATTCTTTCTTAAGATTAAGTGCAGATGGAAATTATTACTTAGGTGATACAAGAGTAGGTAAAACTACTGCAGATATGATGCATTACTTTAAAAACCCTTTAAATGAAGAATCTTGGATAAGATTATTAGATCAAGTTGAATATTATTGGAAAATGTAGATTATGAATAACACTCAATTGCAAATTAAATTTAAACAAAGGCTTAATAAACTAGCTAGTAATGATTATGACAATCTTGAGTGTTGGCAAATAGTTGAAGCATTTAACAAAGCTCAAATTGAATGGGTTAGAAGACAACTTCATGGAACAAACGCATACAAAGAGGGAGATGAGATGTCCACTAAAAGGATTGATGATCTTCAGAAGTTAATAACAAGTCAAACATTATTAGCTCCAATTAATTTAGGAGCTAATAGTTGTATGCAATATGATTTACCTGAAAATTATTTAGAGTATAAGAGATTGACTTCTTACGGTAAAGCAGAATGTTGTAATACACCACACATAATGACAGTATACTTATCTGAAGAGGCAAATGTAAACCTATTAATGAGAGATCCTCTTAAAAGACCAGATTTTGATTGGGGTGAAACTTTTTGCACTATGAGAAGTAATACAGTTAGAGTATACTATAGAGATTTTGATGTGCTTAATACTAACTTAACATATTATAGAAATCCTGTAAATATTCAAATTGTAGGTTGTAGTGATCCAATTACAGGAGGGATATCCACACAAGATGTTCCTTGTGAATTTAAAGATGATGTAGCTGAAGTTATCTTAGATGATGCTGTCTCAATAATAGCTGGAGATATTCAAGATGTAAATAATTACATGAGAGGTATGCAACAAGCTGAAAAAAATAATTAATATATCTGTTAAATTACATATTTAATTAGTATATTATTATAGTAACAAATAAGTTACGAACAGAGTAAACTGTATTAAATCTTATAACTGGGGGGTGTAATGGTGCTCCCAAAAAATTTATTAATTATGGCTTATTTTAATAATGCATTTAAAAAAGCATTCTTGCTAAAAGACTTAAAAGTTGCTGCTAATGCTGCTACCTGGACAGGTGCCGGAGCTGCAGGTTTTACAACAGACGCGTTTGTTGGGTTTGATGCAAATGCTGTGAATCCAGGTAATGCGGGATTCTATTTTGCACAAGCAAGTTTTTATGCAAATGACAAATTGGGGGATGGAACAAACCCTCATGGTGGTTACAAAGAAACCACTAAATCAAAAATGATGAAGTTAAAACATATTAACAATATGTGGATTACAACTGCTATTGATGAACAAGTGTACAAGTATACTGTAGAGATTAAACCTACTGCTGCTAGTATGTCATGTTTTCCTTGCGGAGAAGATCCTATATTAAGAATTGATGTTAAAGGTGCTGCTGCATTAAGATTGTTAAATCACAATGCTTATGCTTCTTTATCAGGTACTTTACCAGCGTTACAGGATGGACAAATTCATGCTGATGGTAGTGGTACAGTAACACATCCTACTAATGGTATTGATATGTGTTGTGTAACACAAGATCCAACTACTAATATAGGTATTGCTCCATCAATTGTTGCTGCTAACTGGAGAGATCAATTTAATAATGATCCAATCCTTAGTAAATTAGGTACATGTAAACTTGAAGTTAACATTGCTGCTGCCGGATGGACAACTCCAACTGATGCTCAAGAAAATATGATATATCAAGGTGGTGCAAAAGGTGTTCAACCAGCATTTATTGGTGCTTCTACTACAGGTAACTGGGCAATTAATGATACATATAGATTGACATTTGAGATGAAATCAAGTTGTGAATTACAAACTGTATTTGGATGTTCATTTGATACTAGAGATTACTACTTAATGGGTGATCTTAAGGTTGAAGCACAACTACAAGATGAAGCTGGTAGCAATTGTGTAGCTTGCCAAAATTATGTTATTGGTGCTGTAGCTCAAGATTTTAGACAAAGAAGAAACAGTGCTGAAACTGTTATCCGAGATGTCTTAATGACTGAGAACTACAGACAAAGTCCATTCCAACAAGGTGCAAGAGATAGCTTTAGAAAACGAGAAATTGAAGGTTCTGATGCTATTATCACTGCAATTGGAAGAGATGATGTAGGCGCAACATGTGAAGGTGAATACATAGGTTATCACATTTTACATAGTGTTCCTAGATTCAACAATCCTTCAGGTATGTTTGATAATGATCAGTATCTATATACTATATGGGTACATCATGATTTCGGTGCTTTAGCTGCATGGGAAACTGATTTTTCAACATTAGCATTTAACAGTGGTATATTTAAAGGCGCAAATGCTGCGGCTGTATTAACTGAACTGAAAACTATAGGTGGTACTTATAGTTAACAATTAAGTTAATTAATGCAATAAAAAGGGATGGAGTAATCTATCCCTTTTTTATTTTCTTTCTTTCCCTATTTTTTGTATATTATTAGTAAGTAGTATACTTTTGTTATTTAAATCATATAAACATGGCGTGTAAACATATATTAAGTCTAGAAGTTCCAAATACATCTAACTGCGATGTATTCACTATTTCAGATGCAAGCACATATTGTAAAGATATGCAAGTAGATTGTCCTCAATTAGAAATAACCGCACCAGGTTTTGCATCACCTAAGTTAATTAAAATGAATATTGTAAAAAATGAAACAGGAGAATGGAACACTTTTGGATCTATAAATTTTAATGCTTGTAATTTGGGTTTAACAACTCAAGACTGTTCATCTACAAGATCTATAGTAGGGGATGGATTATATATTATCAAGTATAGCTTATCACCTCATGATAAAGTTTATGTAGAATACAATCATTTAAGAACTTCAGGAATCATGTCTGCATATTATCAAAAACTTTGTTCATTACAAGTTAAACCTTGTGAACCTTCTTCAGATAAAGTACAGTTATTATCTGAAATGAAATATATAAGAACTTTAATTGATGCAGCAAAAGCAAAAGTAGAATATTGTAATAGTCCTAATGAAGGAATGGAACTTTATAATTATGCTTATAAAAAGTTAAAGAAGATCACTTGTGAAATTTGTTGTTAAATTATGGCTGCTTCAGAACAGGAATTATTAAAAATAATACAAACAAAGCAAACCTTTGCTGATCTTGCCTATAAAGAATATAGAGCAAGTAAGTATGGTATGACTTTCTGCTGCCCATCAAACTTTAATGATCATACTATTGTTAATGAGATATGTGATTGGGAAAATAAAAAAATAGATACCTTATTTGGAAGTGAAACATATACCATGTCAACATGGGATTGGAGTAATTGGATAACTCAAGGAGGAACTCAACCTCCTAATTTTGTTAGAAGAGTTACTAATGTAAATGCTCCAACTTGGCAAAAAGGACATGGGTGGGTTCAAAGAAATACCCCTTTTGGTTCTAACTTTGTAGGTGCTGGTTGGTATGATAGTTTATTTATTGCTAGATCAGGAGCAGAAGCAAATGATATGACAATAACAGTAACAGCATCTCAACTTGATGGCTCAACTGCATGGAATGATCCAGACAAACCTACTGTCATTAGAAATAAAAGTAGAATTTATGTTGTTTGTAATTTACACGATCAAGGTGGTATAAATTTATCAACAGATCCTCTCAGTGAAATTAACAGAAGTCATGATAGACAACAATTGACTAGACCTACTGGTAGTACTGCTACTTTAAAGTGGTTATTAATGTTTGATGATTGGATACTTTTAAATCCTGATACTAATTTAGTACCAGCAAGTGGAGATTTTGTAACAAAAATTAGAGAGAATACTAACAGTACTTTTGGAACAGGTGGAGGTTATAAGAATGGTGCAAATAAAAGTGATACTATATTTATAATTATTGATACTATGGGAGATGGTTTAAAAAGTTCAAATCTTGCTGCTAATGATCCTGATACTAGAATTGGAATATTATTTTGGAATACTACTTCAGGTTCTTTTATAAATAACGGAATGGGGGCTCAAACATTTTCACAAGGGTCATCTCAAACAATAGATAGTTCAGGAACTAATAAGCCAACAGGCAGTAGTCAATTTTTTATATATGAGCCTAGTAGCGGTAATGCAAGAGCTTCTACACAATTTTGGAATACAGATTATTATGGTAATTATGTGGAAGGTATAAGTCCATACTGGCCTTATAGAGAAGCTTGGAATTGTAAAGAAGATGCTGAAGGAATAATAGTTGAAGTAAAAGATAGTTTAGGAAATTTTGTAAAAGATTATCCTGTAATAATAGATAACAAATATGTTGGTAAAACGGATTCAGCAGGGATGTTTTATCATACAATTTTAGACGCTAGTAATGATACTAAACATATGATAAATTGTAAGTGCTTTACTACAACGGGTGGATGTGATCAACAGCTAATACAAATAGTAACTACAACTAACCCGTTAAAACCTACATGTACCAATAAGGCAATAGATTGTCTTTAATAGATAACAACTTGGTTGTTTATTAATAAATTTGTATATTATATTGTACACGTGTATTAATTTACAATTGTAAAAAAAAGATTTATGATACCTAATAATTCAAGTAACACTAATGGATGTAACCCAATATCATCCAATTGCGTAGTATGGCAAGGTCCAGACATTCCATGTTTGGAATTATGCAACGGTGCCACTGTAAGTGACGTTGTAGCTTTATTGGCTGAACAAATATGTGCTTCTCTTGGTGTACCTATGCGTAGTGATGATCCAAATGCCCCTATTACTGTTGTATCTACTCCAGGAGGAGAAACAACAATAAATAACACTACCGTAGCTGTTGACATTAGTAGTATTGTACAAAAATGTATTTCTCAAGATAATGGACGTAATGCAGAAAGTATTCAGGAATTACTTCAATGGATGATTGATAGAATTTGTGCAGATGATCAAGTACAAGCTGAAATAGCTGCGCAAGATCCTTGTGCATTTGCAACATCTTGTACACTACCTCTTCCAAAATGTATGGAATATACAGTAGGTGGTTTTAGTACAAGAGCTGCTACAGGTCCAGGTACAGGTCTTGCAGGTCCCTCTTCTAATCTTGCTACTGCTGCTACAGCAACAGACAACGTTCAAGGAGGAACATTAATTACTGAAGAAGTTTTATATGATGAATCCACTAATTCAGGATGGATTGTAACAGTAGGTAATTATGTTTGTGGTTTATATAATTCAATTCAAAGTTTTCAAAATACTTTAGATAACCATGAACAAAGAATAACACATATAGAAAATAATTGTTGTGGCGGAACTCAAATTAATACAACTACAGCTACTGCAACTACAATTGATGGAAGACCTCCTGTAAGTACAATTGGTTCAGGAAATCCAACTACAAATACAAATACTCCTGGTACATTAAAATCAGGTCAAAGAAGATCTGGAGCAAATGAAGTTGCAGAACAAGTTATATCAAAATATTTAAGAAATGGAGTAGTAACAGCCGGTACATTAGCTGTTGCTGTTGAAAAAGAATATTATGAATTACGTAGAGCAACAGGATCTGCAACAGAATTAAGAAAATCAATTACGTATCAACAAACTGGTCTAGCTGCAGAAGATAGATTAAATGGTAAAGGAACAATGGGTATTGCTCCTGGATTTAAAGCAAGTCCTGCTACTATTGCTGATACTATACAAAATTTATGGATAACTACAAATGACATGAGAAATGCTCTTGTTAATATGCAATCAATGGTTATGCCAACAAATTGTTCAGAATTAATATTTGACGTACAAGCTAATATTGTATATACTACTGCTAATATCTTTAGTTATTTACATCTTGATTTTACTGGTTGTGAAATCCCACCAGGTTGGACTGATTGTCATAAATCAGATAAAACAAAAATGACCATCCAAGATTCATCATTTAACTTTGTTACAAAGTATTATGATGTTTCTGGTAATTATCAAAATAACTCAGCAGGTGTACAATTAAATGCTTCTGAGTTACCTAATATAGATATAACAAGTAATTTAGTTGTTAAAGTTCAATTTAATGTTTGTAATGAAGGAAACAACTGTGGAGAAACTATAAGTACTACAGCTATTGCAACACAACCTTGTCCTACATTAAGTGGAAGTACGGTAACGGAAAGTTCAATTACATTTGCATATGGTGCTGTAGAATTTCCTTCAGGTGGTTTTGTTACAGTATCATTATTAAATGCTCTGGGATCTACTTTACAAAGTGTAAACTTCCAAAGCTGGTCTAATGGTCTTAATGGTAGCTTTACAGGATTAACTGCAGGAACAACATATGCATTACAAGTATCATATACAAATAAAGGAACAGGTGTATCAGAAACTTGTCCTTGGGATAAATTAATGACAAAGGCTCCATCTTGTTTGAATCAACATGCAATTACAGCAACCTCTTTAGAAACTGATTTTCAATCAGGAGCTAATACTTTAGAATTAGGTGCTTACTATGTTGATGCTTCTACTCCTATAAAAAGATGGGTGGCAGGATTTAATAGTTCTAACTTTCCTATATTTGGCGAACTAACAACTGAAACAGTACCTGCTATTGCATGGACTCATTATGGTGAGTTTGTTTCTGATAATCCTACAGAAGCTATTTATTGTGGAACTAAATCATTTACTGCTACAGGAATGACTACAGCAATGGAAAATAGTGGTTGGAAGTATGTAGGAAATCTTACAGATCCAATTGGAAATATCTTTAGAGTTTTTGCTTTAGTAAATTCAGATCTACATTTAATAAGAGAGGTTGTATTCTGCTGTACATGTAATCAATTAACTCTTACTAATGATACACACTTTGGAGTTAATTATTGTGCTTCAGGTGCTCAAGTTGATTGTAAAGTTGATATAATTGGAGATGTTTCAAGTACAGTTGTAACTCCAAGCTTTAATATACTTGTTCAACCAAATCATGGTACTGTAAGTTATTCTGAAACTAATTCAACTGAAACTCAAGGATGTTTTACATATCAACATAATGGTGATTCAGGATTTGTTTCAGATTCATTTTTAGTACAATATAAAAATGCATGTGGAAAGTCAAATCAATTAAGCGTTCCAATTGTAAGAGCAATGCCAGTTAAATTAACAGATGCTCCTATTGTAGTATTTGTTGATGCAAATTCATTTGTTGGTTCTGAAGCTCTTAAAATTAAAGCTTCAATGCTACAAATGTATAGTGCATTACAAACAACTTGTAATTATAACGGTTCAATTTACTTTATTGGTGTAACAGGAAGTAATTCAGGTGATTATATAAAACATCTAAAATCTTGTGTTGAGGGTGTAGCAATGGGAGCAACACCTAGTATAAGTATAGCTTCAGGAGGTGATTGGGATACGTTCTTAGATAAACCTGACTACTGGAAAGGATCACATTCTCATCTTCCAGCAGCAGTAACTATATTCTCATTTATAAATCAAACTAATTCAAATGCAAATTATGGAGGAGCTAATTTAGCTGCAGGATGGGCAGGACAGCCTACAAGTAATGCATACGCAGGTGTACCGCCTTATTATAAAGAGGACTACTCAGCTGTTATAGATATTTTTGATGGTAAATCTAGTTCTAAATGGGCAGTTGATGAGCAAGCTAAATCAGGAGCTACTTGGAAAGCTGGATCAATACCGTTTAAGTTTAGCCACATATTAGTTAACATGGCAACAGGTACTATAAATGAAAGTGCGGCTTCAATGTTACAAACATTAGGAGCATTAAAAGGAGCAACAATGAGTAAAGAAGAAATAATAGGTGCTCATACAGGAGGTGTTCAATTCCCAATTGCATTACAAAGTTATATACAAACAGGTATGGGTTCAAATCCATATACAGGTAATGATACGGGAACACCAGCTAATGCAATAGTAGGATTAGCTAAATTGCAATATGCATGTCACTTATATTTCCAAAATGGAATAGACTGGAGCTTAACGAACGGTGGTGTTAAAAGAGCATTCTTAGCAATGCTAGGAATTACTGCGGGATCAAATTATCTTTGCGTTACACAAGGAACTCATCCACGAGTAGGTAGTACTAACTTTGCGTTTAAAGCTCATGATGCTGCAGATACTAATACTGTTAATGCTGCAGAAACATGTACATTAGCACAAACACCTGCTAACTTACAATATCCAATATATTGTTCAACAGGTGGCATGTTTGATGCAAATGTAAAAGCTTATAGTACACCATCAGGTTCAACAAATGCTCAAGCTGAATATGAATTGGCAGCTGGATGGTATGCAGTAGGTCCAGGATGTAATACAGCACCTAGTACTGCTGTTAAGGTAGCAAAATATAATCCTACTGGAGGAGTAGGGAATTATTGGCAATTTACAACAAACTGTCAAGCATGTTAAATAATTAAAATGAAAAGAAATGGCTTGTAATTTATGTGGAAATACTAATTCAAATCCTTGTGCTTGTCAAGATCATGCACTAACTACACCTTGTTCATATACAGATTGTGTAAGTGTTCCTGATCAAAGTCCTTATGTAAATAGAGTTGCACATCCTGAACATTGTTCAGAAGTTAATTGCACAGATTGTATAGCATATTGTAGAAGTAGTTATCAAATAGGAGGTTCTCCAAACTGGTTAACTGTAAACAAAGGAGATAAATTAGATACTGTTATTCAAAGAATGATGATCTACATGACAACTCCAACATGTTATGCTATAGCAATTCCTCACATATGGCATGATCCTGCATATACAACAGGAACTGCAATTAAAATAAATTGGGATAGTGTTCCTGGAGCAGTAACAACAGTAGATGTTCAATATGCTACTATAAACTCAACAACTTGGACAACAGATAATACAACAACTATAAACCCAACAACTGCAATATCTTGGACAATTGGATCATCTACTCCACTAATGCCTAATACGGCATATAAGATTAGATTAAGAAGTACTGATAATAGTAATGTTTGTTATTCAGTTGAGCTATTGGTTACTACAGGTAATAACTAAAATATAACGAGAAGTAGAGATTTTTGTTGGTTTTAACTCTACCATCGTGGAAGGCCCAGAATTCTCTGGGCTTTCTTTTTTTATATATTTTTTGTATATTGCCAACAATTTAATCAAAATAAATAAAATATGTCTTTAAAAGAACAAGTGAAAAACGCACTTAAATGGAAAAAAAATTCAGAATATTGTTCAGAAAAATTAGGTATAACAGAAGAAGCATTTGATAAAATCAAAAAAGAAATTCAAGCAGAAGGAAGGGAGAAAAGAAAAGAAGAAAAAGAAATGGGATATGTAACAGAGGATTGCACATCTTCATTTGATATGGAAACAGGTCAAGGAAAAATTTCTGGTATATCTCAAACAGAACCTAAGTCTCCAGAAGAAATTATAAAAATATTAAACATTGATACAACAAAGTGGAAACTTTCTCAATATTGGAATAAACAAATGTCAGATCATTGGCGCATATCTGCTTTAATTACTAAACTTAAAAATGATGATTCAGCTCATATAGAAGAGTTAATTAAAAATTGGAAACCTAAAAAGTTTGCTCCAGTTAAAAGAATTAAAACAGAAGGTAAAAAAGAAGTGGGTGCTGTTTTATCCTTACAAGATATTCATTTTGGAAAACAAGGTAATGAAACTATAGATATAGATTTTGAAGAAACTATAAAGGATCTTGTAGAAAGAGCAAGTGCAGGTCATTCTATTAAAAGGATGTACTATGTAGTAGGGGGTGATTTGATGAATATGGATACCTGGGCTGGCACAACTACTAGTGGTACACCATTAGATAACTGTTCTACTGCTACAGAGGCTTACACGCAAGCTTTTGATGCTCTACATTGGAGTATTAATTTTATTAAACAGTATTGTCATGAACTCTATATAGTATACATTCCAGGTAATCATGATAGATTATCATCATTTCATTTGGCTCATGCTTTATCTAGATCTATAAATGATCCTAACATTATATGGGATACAGAATATTTAGAAAGAAAGGTCTACATATGGGGTGATAACTTTTTTGCATTTGAACATGGAGATGTTAATACTAAAAATTCACTTTTACTTTATGCTACAGAATTTCCTTCAGAATGGGGTGTAACTAAAAATAGAACTTTATTTACAGGACATTTACACCATAAGAAAAAAGTAGAATATATCACCACAAATGAACGTACAGGCTTTATGCTTAAGATACTTCCAAGTCTTTCTAGAACAGACTATTGGCATTATCATAACAAATTTGTAGGGTCAAAAAGATCAGGTGTAATAGAATTACATGATTATAAGAAAGGAAATATATGTGAATTAACTTATTGTCCAGATTAATCTATTTAGTTTAAACTTTTATTAATCCTCTTTTTTTTGTAAATTATAATGTATAGTGCTATATGATTAACAACTTTAAAATACCAAATTTAAACGCACCTAGATATAGGGAAAAAGTATTTGGTGTTCTTAATGCAGAAACTATAAAGGAATTTAAAGATAAATATCCTGCATATGAACAAATAAATAATGAGAAGTTAAAGAATATAATTAAAGTTTATAATAAAAAACTTTGGGAAGCTGTAATAGAAAACAGAGATGGTGTAGAGCTTCCAGATTCTTTAGGTTATTTATTTATAGGAACATGTCCTGCTGCTAAAAGTGTTAATACTAATTATGCATTATCAAGACAGTACGGGAAAGTTTTGCAGAATAAAAACTGGGAAACTGACGGAAAGATTGCTAAAATATTCTACACAAATCTATCAACAAAATATAGATTTAGAAATAGAGAGTTATGGCAATTTAAAGCTGTTAGACAATTTAAGAGGTCTGTAGCAAAAACTTATCCAGAAAAATGGAATAAATACATTATAATGGAAAGTAAAAAAAGAGTTGCAGATATGTATAAAAAATAAAAGTTTAATCATATGACAACAAT